GTCCCTAAGGATTTTGTTCAATGCCATTGAACTTGTACGTGACGCTAGGGTAGCGGAGTAGCGAACTCATAACACCGTTTAACGGGTGCCCACTCATGTGGCGTACAAATTGTTGCAACGCGTTGGCTAAATGCGTTGACCTCACGGTCAGTTGAGGTATTTAATGGACTCTAAGCAAGAAAGGGTAACTGACCATCCCTATTAGAGTTGTCGGAACTGAATTATTTTTATATTTTTGTGCTGCAAGCAGCTTTTTCAATCAGAAGTAAATAACATTAATGTTACACAAGTGCTAAGGTCGGCGGTCCGATAACGGTGCGGGCGAAATACTTGAGGGTGAACCCGCTGTTGGAGGTGGCCATGTTAGTCAAGCGTGTGGCTTCGTTGTTGCCAATAGCGTCCTGGTAAGTGGAGTAGATATGGAACACGTCCGCTTCAGTCTGTCTCTCATGAAGCTTGAACCACAAAGTTGTGCCGGCCGACCCGGTGAAAAGAGGTCCTGCACGGCCCCACTTGATGAGGGGGTCGACTCCGCCGTTGACCTGGACACAGACCTCGTACATGGTCGAGTTGATGCCGGACGAAAGCGGAACGCTGGGGAGCCAGTGTGGCGACTCTGGGTCGGCGCGGAAAGAAATGTACGGGCCGATGTTGAAGTTACCGAGGCCGTAAGACTCCCGCGCCTGGAGGACAGGCCCGATCAAGTCGAGCTCATACTCAATGAAAAGCTCACCGATGTGCCCTTCGTTGGTCGATGTGCCTGTGGTCGCGTAGACGACCACGCGAAACTGCTCTGTTTCAGGCAGTTGAGCGTGGCCGACTTGGGTGAAGTACGAACGCATCTCACAGGGATCACGACGCATGGATGTTGACATGGACTGCCACGGCGAACACGAAACGGCTGACTGCTGGGACATGATCTGGGCGTTATTGGCCGGGTCAGCTACCCAATCAAGGTAGTCGCGGTCGATGTACATCCTGACCTGCCCAGTGGCGTTGGTCCCGACATATGGCACGTAGGTGAGGCGAAGGCTCTTGTAGGCGTACTTGTCAAACGTGCGGGCCAGCACGGCCAGACGATCAGTGAACGAGGTAGGGTTGACGCTATATGTGGCGGCAACCACCTGGTCAGCTGGATCAATGGAGAAAACTGGCCCGAGGAAAGACTTGCCAACGACGGTTGAAACGTCAGACGTGCTGCGGGTGACCTTGTGGTACGATGGTCCCTGCGTATAGCTGACTGACACCGGCGCAGTAGTAGCCTTAATGAGGCGACCGGGCGCCGGCGAAGGCGTCTTAAGCTTCGCCTTAGCCGCCTCGCGACCCGCAATGCGCTTACGCGCGCGGGTTGCCAGGTCTCGTGCAACAGGCATAACCTGCTGCGCGAGCTCGGCCGCGGCATTGAGCTGTGCGAACCGCTTACCGAGAGAGTCGACAGTGACGCGTAGGGCGGATTTGGGCCGGCCCTGCTTGACCATGGAAGTGGACTGAGGCAGAAAATTTACAGAAAGAAAGAATTCAGTATACAGGCTATTTCGAATGAAATATGCCAGGGCGGAAAATTTTAGACCTATCCAGGGTCACGTGGCAGCTAAGCGCTGCCCGCTATGGTGTCGCCCGACGGCAGAGTTCCAACCAATAGGGGTCGACAGTCAGGTCCTCGAATGCCGAGGCGCGGCGCAAGTGTGCTTCCATCTCGAGCTGCAGTGAAACTGACAACCCGTAGACGGACGCAAATGCATCCCGCGCCAAGTCACTCGGAGGCTGAGCGATGACGACGCCGCTATAGGAAAACTCTTCCTCCGCGGTGAAACGCGTTCTCCCGCCCACGAGAATCGCATTGGCGTGCACACGCTGTGCATACGCCCACATAACCGGTACCCCAGTGTATCGGTCATTTAGGGCACAGCTCCTGGCCTTGAGCCGCCCACGGTAGATCGTGGCAGAAACTATGTTTCTGTCCAACGCCCAACCGGATTTCAGCAAAAACCGGCTCCACGATGGGAAAAAGAACCAGTGATGCTGGAAGTGAACGACAACACCCCCTACGATTGGGTGTCCACGCGGATCCTTCAAATGCCGCAGTGATTCAACCTTGATGCGCTTGCGAAGCAACAGGCCGAACGCGTATATCGCCGACTCCTCAAACAGCCCCTTTGCAGAGGCCGCCTCAAACAACCGCGCTGGAAATACAAGCGCGGAATCATCCCCCTCGGCGACTGAAACATAGTCGCTGGTCGTCCACCCGAAGTGGAACAGCGCGAAACAAAACAAGTTGAACAAAGATGTAAAGTAGTTCATTATGGATGTCCACGCTGAGCCCGAGAGAAGGCTGAAGTAAGCTCCCCGAACAGTGACATTTTTCATTTTCGCCACGAAACCGCGGCGAAGCAAAAGCATGTCAATGACGGTGAGGAGAGAGCCGATGACAAAAAGGCAGACGCGGAAGACGATGAAATTCTCTTCGGTGGTATTTGCGTCGCGGCCCGTGTCGTCCAAACTCAAGATGTAACAATCGAGTGAGGGGTCAAGGGCCGCGGCGGCGTCTGCGATGGGGAGATAGCGTAACGGGGTAGGCAATCCCGAAAACGTTGGGCGACCATACTTCCATGTCTCCGCCAACATGGTGGTCTGCCTGGAGGCGGCTACCTCGACGGTCTCTGGGTTGAAGACCATACGAGGAGGTTTCCAGGGCTTGAGGGCCTCGAGCTTCACAAACATCGAGCCCGCCTGTGTGCCGATCCAGGTGTTTTTCCGGCACCACCCGATGGCTTTGTACCACCAGGCAAAGGCCGCCTCGTAGGCGCGGCCTTTCTTGCCGCTGCGCCGAAAGGCAGCAGCGACGACTTCTTCGGGGGACGCGGGCACAAAGTCGCCAGGCACGGCACGCCAGGCATCAAATGCACCCCGGGCGAAGGCTGTCAAAAACAGCGAAACCCAGTAAAATAATGTCCCCGAGGGATGCGCAGGAACCTGTTGAGCAAGGTTCTTCGACAAGGCAGCTCGCTCTGCGTCTTCAGAGCTGCCATCATACACCCAGGGGAAGCTCAAGATGGGCCCAACGGCCGCACCAAGAGCTTTCGGCTCCGCTGGATCGCACAGAGTGTCGCGCACACCGCGAGCTGTAACAGTGATGTCTTTGGAAAGAGTAGAAGGGAGCTGAGCAACGTCTGACACGCCCACTGCAAAAAGCAGAGGAACGTCAGGCAAGCCAGCGATAGAAAGAACGCGACGGTCAGAGCGCTGTACCTGACCGCCGCGTGTCCAAAACCCCATTTGACCAGCGGTTCCTTCACGCCGAATCGAATGGCCCACCGCTCAAGGAGCGACGGGGTCACTGCCGAGTAGTCTTCAGCGACAACTCGAGCCTCACCGAGATCGTATGTACGGTGAACGGGTGCGCTCTCGCGCAGATGCCGGCGTGCCGCCGCGAGGGCCTGAACCTCGCGCTCGACATCGACGTAGAGGAGCTTGTATCCCTCTTCGCCGGCCTTGGCGTATGTCTCGCCATAGCGGGACAGCATGCAGGTGTAAACGACACCCAAGTCTGGCGTTCTCGCAAACTCCAATGCGGCCCCAGGTTTGAGACGCTCAAACTCACGCTGATTCGTGAGCGGCTTCTCGACGTGGAACTTCTTGGGTCGAAAGATACCAACACGGTAGGACTCGTAGTCGAAAATCACGTCGTCGTACCGATACTTGAGGTTCGTGTGCTCATACACGGTCCGCCTCTCAGCGGTGTCCTGCACCTCGACACGGATGCAGTTGGTGTTGCCGTCCACCATGGATACGGTGTGCTCACCGAGGAAATATGAGCCCGGGCCGTTGTTGTAGACCGGGAAGGAGTGATAGACTGGGACACCGTAGAACTCCGCATACATGCGGATAGCGTCCTCCGGGACCGGAACGTCCAACATCACAACCTTCACTGGAGCTGTGGGCGCACACATGCCACACGTGAGAGGGAATGCGCAGGCGCAGGAGGTGCCAGACCGCGATGCGGCGTGGCGTGCCATCATACCCTCGTCATTTGGTGATAACATCGGATAGGTGTGATGACACTTCTCAAGCGACCGGGCGGGCGAGGCGCCAATTACGATGGCACGCTCGTCGCCCACAATGGTCTTGAGAGCCTCCCACGCGAGGTCGCGCAGGGTCCCGCTGAACGGGTGGTACCAGCCCTGGTCGGGAGACTGGGCGCTGGGTTTGAGGAACACGTCCACCTCTGGGAACTCGATCTTGAACTGCTTGGTGGTTTCACGCAGTGCGGCCGCGACACGGCCTGCAGATTCAGCGGACTCAGCATTGTCCTTGGCATACTTTATGTTGATGGCATACCTGGACGGCTTCTTCCCGTCGAACGATCGGAGCTTAAGAGTGACGTGCATTGACCTTTCTCGTTGATGTCTGTCAGCG